ATTCTACGTTCAGGAGCACGGGACAATCTATAGATAACAAGCGAATCTTCAATCATTCTAAGTTGATTGAGTGCCTTGATTGCCTTGTGTAGGAAACCAAGAGTCATCCTCTTGTTTAAATCTTGTAGTCCAGATGGTGCATATGTAATACTATCTACTGCCATCTTGACACCTTGTGACAATGACATGTCTCCTATAGGACCAAGAACTCCACCTTTATAGAATCCTTTTGGATTGAAAAGATAGTAGTCAACAAATGTACCGTATTCAAACTCAAGAGCAGTGCCTTTAATTGCTTCTCTAGCTAAAGAGTCTTTTGGTTTTTGATCAATTTTTTGTCGGACCTTCTTGATCTTCATAGGATCAATATACCGAAGTTCCGTAATACCTTTCTTTGGATTTTCTAGGTCAATGACCTTGTGATAATAAAGTCTTCCATCAATATACCAAGATCTGACAATCTCATGTGCTCGATTGTCAAAGTTTAAAAGACGTTTGATATACTCAAATTCATCTCTAACTTTCTTTTTAATATTCATTCCAGCATCTAGATTATCTAGATTAATTTCTACTGGAGTATCATGAGCATCACTCACAATAAATTCATTTACAACTTCGTCAACTGCACTATCCACCTCAGGGTGTAGTGCCATGTCACGATAACGACGGATCATTTCATACTCGTTACGAGCTTGATTGTCCGTGTCAACATATGTTCCATAGTAACCACCTGCTGCTACGGCAATTGCCTCATCAGCATTAGGAGGGACAGGGGACTGACCCTTCTGACCCTCCTTGCGATTAATTTGGAAGCCAAATAACTGACTCATGATTACCTATTCAAATAAGTATGCTTCCAACTATTTATCAGACCACGCCAAGCGTACTTACGCCGTCACGGTTTCCACCCTGTGCAGTGAAGTAAGAATACTGCCACTCAACTGTGAATTCTTCAATCTGATCATTGCTATCATAAGCAAGATCGATAGGAGAAACGTTAGTTGGGAAGCAATGTATTAGTGTGTACTGTCTTAGGATAGCTCCACCTGCAGAAGAATCCTTCTCAAGTTGCTTAACAATTAGTTCACCCATGTAACCATCACTCTTGTTAGGTTTGAACAGAGGAGCAGAGTTATCATCGTGAGTATTGATGGTATTTGCCCATTGCTCAAAGAAGGAGCGTAGCTTGAGATCCTTATCATTGAAGAATGTTGCAGTCCAAGTATCGAAGGTTCTGTCACCTGCGATCTTAACTGTTCTTCCTCTGAAAGGAACCTCGATCACTCCCAAGTTAGAACCTGGAAGTGCTGCGGACTTGCACATTACGTTGATCAAGTCCTGCGAATCGTTTTTGTCTAGAACATCTGGGAACTTAACGTCAACCATAAACATGTTAGGTTTGACGCCTTGCCCAATATTCTGTAGAAACGAACTTACGTTATTGACTGTTGCCATTGTTTGTTACCTCGTGTTTTTTTCTCGTTATACTTTTAGATTATCTACCGACGACTTCAGCGAACGAGACACCCGTTCTTGTAGCAGTTACAGTAACTGTTACGTAGTTAATCGAGCGTGTAGGCTTGAGGTAGAGTTCAGCAACAAACTCATTTCTGTCAATGACTTCTGGAGTATTGTTGGTATCATCACAAACAACTAGAAAATCAGTTACACCTCTACGTGCCTGAACCTCAGCAAGGTAAGAACCAATAGAAGAAGAGAAACCAGAACGAGTTGTTGAATCATTCTGTTCAAATAGAACTGATTCTGCTAATGCTTTAGCTCTCTTTTCAACATTCAAGAATAAACGACGAACGTTAATTCTGTCGAATGCAGATGGAGAAGCAAGTGCAGTCTTGTCACCAAATAGGATAGGACCAGCACCAGGGAAAGCAACGATTGGGTTTACTGCACTGGTGTAAAGATCATCTCTCTGTGCCTTGTTAGGATTGAAAGCGAGTTTTACAACATTCTGTAAACCACCACGACTCACTCCTGCAGGAGAGAACCAATCATCTAGGATTGCGGAAGTAGAAACACAAAGACCAGCAACATCACCGTTTGTACCGATGTAACGATACTTGTCGTTGAATCTGTCGTATGTGTACTTAAGTCCACTGTCTTTTACAACGTAAGAACTAGAAGAAATATTATCCATGAAGGATAAAGTATTCGTTAATTGAGTTGCAGGAGATAGTGCAGCACCACCAGAGGTAGCTACTTGAGCACCAGACCAAGGAGAAACGAATGCGATACAATCCTTTCTACTATTTGCAACAGCAGCAACTGCTTGTGCCTTAGCGATTGTGTCAGTTTCGTTAGCACCGTCGCCACCCATTAGAACGAAGTCTACAGTGGTTTCTTCAGTGTCTAGGAATAGATCGTATCCTGCTTGTACTTCACCAGAAGTGTATGCATAGTCATCTGTACCACCTGATAGAGGACCACCAGCAGTAGACTTGATGTATGCAATAACCAATGGAGATGCAGCAGTAGCACCGTAAGATGCAGCAGCAGAACCAGGATCTTCGCCAAGTGTACTAAACTCAGAAGAGCTTAATCCTTGACCTGCATAAACATATGCAGAAAATTCATTAAGGTAATCTTTCCAATATGCACTAGCACCTTCAGGTGTCTTAGCATCAGAAAGTTTTGAAAGATATGTAGATCTTTCGATAATAGTGTTTGATGTTTCGTCAATAACAGCAACGTGTACTTCATCACCAGATAGGTAACGCTCAGAAGCGAAAGCACTGGTGTTAGGACGGGGAGCAATTGCTTTATATGTTAAACCAGTTGATCCGATTGGAAGTGCGTTCCAGTCAGAGTTGGTGAAAGCAGACTTAGTGAAACTGTTACCAGTTACTGCAGGAGCAGCACCTTCTTTAATACCAACAGTGTTGGCATCAATAACAACTGTAACTTCGTGGTCGTTAGCACCGTCATTAACTGTGCCACCAACTGCAAGACCATGACCTGCTTTGGTCATTTTTGCATCTGCAACTTTATCTACAATAACAACACGAAGGTTGTTACCATCGGAACCAGCGTCTCTAGCAGCAAACTTTTCAGAAGTTACACCTGCATCGAAAGCTTCTTCACTACCGATAAGGACTCCTGTTCCAGAAAGGGTTGCGTTTAGTACACCAGTTGCTGCACGAACAACTGCTAGTGTTCCACCATAACGAAGGAATTCGGATGCAACTAACCAATCGCCAGCGTTGGCCTCGGATGGTGCTCCAAAAATATCAATTAGTTCTCTTTCAGAACTTATCTGTACAATTTTGCCTACTGGTCCTTTGCGAAATGAAGAGGAAATAGCACCACGAAGGGCACTAGAACCAACTACAACCGCATTGGATAAATCACGTTCTCTAATAACAACACCAGGCGAGACTTGACTTGCCATGTTTTTTTACCTCTAGATATCAAATTTATCTAAAAGTATTTAGATATTCCATGGTCTCTACTGGGGAAACAATGCATGAACAACCTACCAGTCAGGATAAATGTCTGGTCCAAATCTAGGGACAGGATCATATGGTATGTCTGGTTTATCTTTCCTCTTTTTTCTATTTTCTAAAATTCTTTTTATAGTACAGTCTTTACACTCATAAGAATATGCTGATGGCAATCCCCTCTTAGATCTTCTAGTCATATAGAAATCTTCAATCAGATTTTTATTTTTATGACATGATCTACAAGTCCTCTCTTTAAAAAGAAGGTGTTCTAAGCTGAACTGCTCCCCAATATCCATTAGTAGTTCCACATATAGCCAACCTCTTCTTGCTTGTCTCCGTATGCCCACAGATCGCCGTCTGCGTCCACGAAGGTATCATCACCCATGCCATCGTCAATAAACCCAAAAGGAGCCATATCCTGTTCAATTTGGTTTCGTTGTTCATCGTAAATTCTCCTCCTAATATCTGTATCAGTCATTTCTTTGAAATATTCCTGCATGACTAACCATGCGAATATAACCATACACATTACGAGGTCATCATGATATCCCTCGTCTGCTTCCCATGCTTGTTTCTTTTGTACAAAGGTAGTTAGCTCTTGGAAGATCTGGAAGTCATTGAATAATAATTTATCTTCTTCAATAATAGCTTTGAGATTAGAGCAACCGATCTTCTTCACGGTTATACTCATCTTCACACCTAGTTGTGTTTTGTTTCCTGAGAACCCTTGCCCCACAACTTGACCAGCTCTACCACGCATAGCACACATAAGTACGTTAGGGTATTCAAGGTCGTAATTAAGAGTAGCAGCAATAGAATCTCCAATGTCATTTACCTCTACTAATACGTATGGATTACTATATTCTTTACATACCTGAAAAATTACCGAGGGAAACAGTACAGGTTTAATCTCATTATTTCTGTACTTTGCAACGATCTGATACGGCACAGTGGTGATATCAAACACGATGAAAGCAGAATAATCGCCACCGATTCCTCTGGCAACATCGACAGTAACAATGTATTCGTGATCCTTTTCTGCTCTCTTATAAATGTCAAGTCCTGCATTACTAGCTATGGGGTCATGGAATGGTATATTTTGGAGTTTCGATGGACTGATTAATGTATCAGCAGATCCTAAGAAGTCACATTCAAACTCTTGTGCGAACTGTCTCTTGGATGTGTTTCTTAATGTCTCTTCTTTCCACTTAGCATCTCTGCCTGGAACTTGAGACCAGTGTACTTCATTAGTTATGTAACCATTCTTACCTCTCTTAGCATCCTCCCACGTCTTGTAGAAGTGGTTCATACCATTGGGTGTAGATATGATTATGACTTTCGTGGACTTACCAGAAGTAATAGTAGGATAAACAGAAGCAAAGAATTGTTCTGCAACATGGTTCGGAACGAAAGCGAATTCGTCGAGGAAGAGGATATTGAACGACATGCCTCGGACAGCACTTGCAGACGTAGAAGCAGCCAGTATCTTTGATCCATTTTCGAGTTCGACATTACCTTTGTTCCATACTAATATTCCATGTTGCATCCACTTTGGCAAATTCTCATATGCTAATTGAAGACGACCGAGTAGTTCCCTTGCGGTAGAAGCCTTGTTAGCAAGGATACCAATATTAACACTATCGTTAAAGATAGCATAGTATAATAGATAAGCGACAACTGTAGTAGATTTGCCAGTTTGTCTAGGAAGTTTTGCAATGTTGAATCTGTTTTCATGGAAGTCACGCAAAATCTCTTTTTGAAAATCATACATGCTGAAGGGAACCAAACCCTCATCCAAGTTAATGATTTTAATATAATTCATTGCAAAATAAATTGGATCTTCTTTACACTTGATCCATTCATTAACTTGCTTTTTTGTAAATTGTATTGGGGTTCCCGCTTTCTTTAGATTGGGATTACCCAAATACACATCATTACTAGACACAACAAAACTAGTTCACTACTTAATATTTAGAGCTCTCCAAATCTGTCATTTATTCATTCTTAAAATATTTGTTAATAACATCAATTTGATCCTGATACTTGGCAATCATATTAAGTTCTTGCTCTATTGCTTCAAGAACATTTGAATGATCACCAATACCCGCAGGATTGGTAAGATAAATTTCAACGTTTGCTTTATGTTTGGCAATATCTCCTTGGGCGTGTGCCAGAAGTGCCTTAATCAATGTATCTCTCATTTTAATATTCCTCAAGTGGGATGAGCCAGTCAGCGTATACTCTTCTACCTGTCTCACCATTTGAATCTATGTAGGTCTGATCAACACTCGACCAGTGTCCCAAGCGAACGCCTAATTTCACGTAAGCTCTCAAAATCTTTCTGTTTAGTGCCGCCATCGTAGCTCCAAGCATATCCTTCTTCAATCATATCTTCGTTGAGGGACACGTCTGCATCCCCAATGTATAACCACCCAAGAAGACGGCCATATTTACCGACACCACCAACAAGTTCAGTCCTAATAGTAAGCTCATCGTCACCAGCAATAGTGGATTCCAATTTCTCTTTGAGCCAGTTGGTTGCGTCGATTCCAAGTGCTTTCTCCTCTTTGTCTCTCGTTCGTTTCTCTGGTGTATCAACGCCAGCGATTCTAACTCTCTCCTTTTTATAGAGATCAAATCCCAAATCGATAAGTACATCGATAGTATCTCCGTCAAGAACTTTAACGATTTCTGTTACTCTGAAGTTGTAACAACTCTTCC